AATTTTGTGGAAGAGAAGGATAAGGACGTACAGATGATCTATATAAAACTAATTGATTATTGTTGTCAGTAGATCTTAATTCAGTTCCAAGTAAAAATTCAAATTCACCTTCTGAGTTTATAGTAATTTGATCCTGACGATCTTGATATACTTGATAATCAAATACAAAATCACCATCAGGAAGTGGGAACTTATAATTAGCACTAGTGTCAAACTTATTAGCAGGTGTTGGTTCCGCTGGGTTAGTAGTTGCTGCAGTGTTAGAACCTGCAAAGGCTGCAGTATTTGCCATGAATGGTCTAAAGTCAACACACTCTCTCAAGTCATAATACTCGCCTTTATCACTATTAACTTCTGGAATTTCCATAATGTTCATAGTGGTATTAGCAACATACAATTGATCTAAAACAACATCATCATCAAGATTATATGAATTGATAACCTTTACGCCGGTTGAGGAAGGTCTTAAAACGTCGACCTCAACTAAATATTCACCACTTACTGTGTGATCTGAGTAATTACCTTTGTAAAGATATCCGAGACCATAGTAATTTTTATTTTGATTATGATCTACATAGAATTCATCTCTTAAGTTAGTGCCGGTTGCGGTATTACCTGCATATACACCGCTCAATCTAAAGATGCCAGGTAATCCTAAACACCATGGCCCGGTCGTTCCTGCATCGTTATTGGCGGTATTAATTTTAACATATTGTTTACGACTAACTTCTAGTGATACTGGCGTGGTATTTGATAATTGTTGCGTATAAATTGCTGACACAGTATTTTGCGATGTAGCAATATCTAAATCAATCGTAAGTGTAGAAGAGTTTGCAGACACGGAAATACCATTACTGCCGTCTGGTCTAAGACTACGATTTGCTAATGGAATTGGTACGTTAGCAGGGAATGCTCGTTGAACATTGCCAGCACCGCCGTTGATAGTACCTTGATATGTAAGTGCACTATTATTAGCTACTCGTGTTACACATACGTATTCACCTATTCCGTTATAACCATTATTAATATATAACCAATCGCCAACTTTAACATTACTTAACAATAAGTCTGTCGCATCGTCTGTTGATATTGTTGTTGCTGTATTGGAAAAATTAGCACTAGCAATAATCACTGTACTATCAACTAAATGATTTTCAGGCACAATGATTAATTCATTAAGTTCAGAAGTATTAAGAGATCCACGATAATGCCACGAAGCCCCACTCTCAGCAGAGATTGTAACCAAACCATTTGCTTGAGCAGTAATACTATCAGCAGCACTACGATACTTATAATCTATTTTGTCAAATTGCTTAATTGGTCTACCCAAATTAAACAATAACGAATTTTCTGCTTGTCGAATAATTTCAGCTTCTGTCAGAGCTTGAATTGTTGTTCCTTCAACCAAATTATTTTTTAATCTTCGCAATACTGTAGAGTTACCTTGAGTTAATACAGTATCTGCTAATCCCGGTCGACCTGCGCCAACCGCTGGACTAAAGATTGATCTAACTCGACCAAACTTTTTACCTGCATTCATTTTAATATCAAACAAATACAAACGGTACACTGCATTGGCTGTGCCAGGTATACCACTTTCTAGCATAACTGATCTTATTCGAGCATTACCAATAGTTGTACCAGAAGTGACATCGGCTGAAGCTTCAATGTTATTTTGAGAAATTGAATTACGAGCAACCCTTTGTAATTGAACTCGAGTGCCTGTCGTAAAATTATGTAAACCTACAAGTTCATTGACCCTTGTATAGTTTCCATAATTAATATCAATCGAAGTGTTTGATTCAGAATCTACTTCTGTAGATTTTTCTACGTCTTTTGCGTAGTTTCTTTCTGTACGTACACGATGTCCACCAATATAAGCGTGGCCAGGATCAAGTACGTAACTAAAATGTGAATCCAATTCTTCAGTATTTGCTACTGACCTTGAAGTTGCGTGGAATTGATCGATGACATAGTTACCAGCCTGATCATACGCACGCTCGGCCATTACTTCTTCAATTTGATTGTATGAAGTAAGTCGATTAACTTGGAAAGGGCGCCCTTCTGAAAACTTAACAAGTCCTAAAAATTCTGGATCGTCATCTGCTTCTTCAAAAGTTTTGACTTCTAAAGTAGGAACTAATTTTAATCTATCAGCGCCAGGTGCATTTTCATTTAAAAAGCCTTGGGCGTTATCAAATAGAGTTTGATCAATAGAAGTATTAACAATTGACTCTATAGTTTTAAAACCTACTGAAACATCAGAAGGAGTATTTGAATACTTAGCTACAATTCCAGATTGTGGAAGTACTTTAAGGAAGTGACCTTTTTGATAAATTTCACCGTCACCTACTGTAATACCAAAACCAAAGCCAACAGTTGGCCCACCTGATCCTGAGTTAGGAAGCGTTCCAGCTTGTGGAATAGCTATACGATCAACATAATTTTCTGCGTCAGCATCAAAAGTATTAATTTGTGTATTAGAAGCTTGAGTAGAAGAAATTGAAACATGTGGTGCTAAATAATAATTAACACCACCTTCGTTAACAGTGATAGTTTGAATACCACCTGCACCGGTAGTAATTAAACTTGCACCGGCCCCTTCGCCAATAAACTGTGTTAAGAGTGCTTCATTTCCTGTAGTATTTGAAGTAAACGTTAAATCTTCTGCGAAACTCCAAGCGTTGTTATTTGCTTGTGCAAGATCTTCAGTTCTTGGTTTAATTTTAAGAATAACAATTTCAGCGTTTGTTGTAGTATCTACTTCTGTAATAATAGCTTTAGCATTAGTAGTTGATTGCTCAATTAATTCACCAACTTGGAATTGACCATTAGCAAAATCTAATCCACCTGTAGTATTTTGAACTTCAATAGCACTTAAAATTACAACTGCGTCAGCGTTTGAAAATCCTTGCGACTGATTAGTAATATTAACATCGTTAATTGGATATTGATTATCATAAAAAGTTAATGTATCGCCTTCAGCAAAGCTATCAACATCTTGATTACTACCTGCATTATTATATTCTAAATATACTGTCTTTAAATCTGGGTTGTTTGATTCAAAGCCTTCAGTTGTTTTAATTACTCGTGCAATAACATTTGATGAATTTTTAACAAATAATCCATTTAATAATTCTAAAGAAGTTGCTGCGCCTGTAGTAGTCGTATCTTTTAATTTTGCAAAAGGAATTGAACTTTGATACGAAAACTGACAACCATCCAATAAGGTACCGGATTTTAAAATATGATCTCCAAACCTATTAACTTGCTCTTGTAAAAGCGTTTGAAGTTGATTCAGTTCTCTTACTTGCACCGCGGTAGCGGGCTTAAATAATACTCGGTAGTAATCTTTTTCTACGTCATAATCATCAAAGTATGGAGAGACTGATAAATTTGTTTCTAAGTCTAAAGACATTACTTAAAACTCCAATATTACACGAATTTCTTCTGTTTGGTTTTGATTTCGCGTGACGGGTACGTCATTTTGTAAATAAATGATATTTCCTTCGGTTGGATCTAAATCGCCATTATATTTATCAAGCGTATTACCAACTGTCGATTGTAAAACTGCTCCGTTATTTCTGCCGATAATATCTACAGAAGTATCCAACGTTCCACTTACATTTGTTACTAAAAGGTGAGTGTTATTTGCTGAAAATACTTTTGCTGTAAAGTCTTTATCGGTCTGATAAACTTCTTCATCTGCTTCAAAGGGAGTATTTGGATCTGCAAGAGTACCTAAAATTGTAGTGACTTGTCGATATGATCCAAAATTATATTGTGCAGTATTTGCTTGTATTCTACTATTTATATTAATTGAAGCTACATTAGCTACAGACTTTGAAGTTTGACCATAAATTAATTCGCCAGGAACTAATGATGGATCTACTTTATTAGCATAAAACGATGAAGTATTTGAAACTTGTTTAATTTTTCCAGTAGAAATTACACGCGCCAAATAAGCAGTTGTATTAGATGTTGTTGTTCCTGGCGTCAAAGTAAAACTTGGTGCAGTTTGCAGTTCAATAGATGTATTATTAGAACCAGAAATTGCTACTTTTGAAAGATGGTTATAAGTTACTGACGTATCAGATTTAATAAAAATATAATCACTATCTTTCAAAAATGCACTATAATCAAACGAACCATTTGCTTCTTGTACAAGTGCAGTATTTCCATCTACAACAGTAAACGATCCTTGTAATTTTAATTTTTCAAATTGTACAAACGTTTCATTTGCTGCAAAAGTACCATCGGCTCCTGCTTGACTTGTATTTGCTGAAGTAGTTGTTCCAATTTCTACATTAGAAAAAAGAGGATCACGAATAATACCAAACTGGGAAAAAGAATTCTCTGTAGGAATAGTATCGCCTTCATCTCTTTCAAACTTCATATACATAGATAAAAATCTACCACCAAGTTCAATAGCAGAATTAGTACCATGGCCGCCCTGCGGTGATATCATTGGTCTCACTGTTGCGGGCGTAGGCGCAGTCTTTTCACCTACACTTAAAAAGTTATTTGCAGACGATCCTACAACACCTTGTAAAATTTCTGCTGTAGCAAAATTATAATCTCTACCAACGTCTAACATTTCGATTTTTGATACGCTGTTTGTACTAGCTTCATCAATGATTGCGCGGGCATACGCCGTAACTGTTTCAGTGCCATCACCAATAATTCTACACTCAGGCATAATTTCATATGTAGTTGTACCATCAGGACTTGGATTAAATAATCCATATATGTCATCATCGCCATCTTGATCTAAAGTTACAAACACTTGACCATTACTACTCGGATCTTCTGAAGATTTAATTTTTCTATATTGTCCTGCGCCTGTGCCTGAGGTCAAGTACATAATCGTATTTGCATAAAAATCTTGTACAGTTGAAGATCCTGCAGGTAATCTTAGTTCGTCACTTGTGCCACGAGCACCAATGTCTGAGTTGTTAAATTGTGCACGAACAAAATTATTATAGTTTCTACCTCCAGTATCTACTTTTACTACGTCAATAGAACCTTCGGTAGCATTATTAGATACTGTAGTGTTTGCTACAACTGGAATATAGTTTTGAGTTGCAAATTTAGTAAATGTTGTAGAAGGAATACTATACATGTATTTCCATTGATAACCATCAGCGGTTTCATAATAGTTATCTCCTTCTTGAAATAATGCTGCATCATATTTTGCATCTTGAAAAAGAGGCTTAGATGTAGAAACTTTTCCACCAGCATTATACAAACACTTGTAAACGTGTTTAAATGAATTTTCATCAACTACAACATGAAAATTCTTATCATATAAATCTTCAACTTCGTCGTCATACATTTGATAAACAGTATTAGCAACCCAATCGTTTCTTTTTATCATGATCTTAACGTCATTGCTTGTAATCTTTTTTCCAAAAATCATGTTTCGATAGGTGTCAATACTAAGATTTTTTAATTTTTCTAATGGTTCATCAATTTCTTCAATTGTACTAGCGTCTGTCATATGATTACCAACAAACGCGTAATAAACGGTATTAGCTGGCTCAGTCACAGATTCAACAATCTGATCAATCAAATGTGTTTTAAATTCACTTGGTACAAGTTTCTTTGCCATTTTAATCTCTTAAGCTATTGTTGCAGAATAGAATTCATTTGTGTTGACAAATAAGTCAAACTTCTTAATATCAAATTCTGCTGTTGAAGATTTAGTTTCAATTGAAACTGGGACTTCAGAAGTTCCAACATAGCCACCAAATGGCTTAGTCCCAGCAGTATGTAATACTTTAAGAAGTATATCTTTGTATTTATCAAAAGGTAATGCTGTTAAAACCTGATATGAATATTCTTGATAAAAATCATTGTCGTGTAAGTATTTATCTGAACTTAAAAATGACTTCCTACTATCATGCACACCTGGTGCTACGCCTTGTTTGCCGTGTTTAATTTGACCCGCTACGGTTCTTTCTGAATTGAGGAAAGAAATAAGTGTTACTGTTTCTCCATCAAAATATCCATAACCAGAATCAATTACATTAAGTTGTGTAATAAAACCATTTCCTGATAATGCAGTAGATCTTACTTTTGCGTTTAATCCAGTTTTTTCTCGATCTCTCATTTCAAAAATAGTATTAATGCCCGCGGTGACGTCTGATTGTACACCTCTAATAATCGTCCCAGGTCTCATATCATCAGTGGTTGTCCAATTATCTGCAAGATGTATTCGAGTTGCTCGAAGAATTCCTTTGTTTTGATTATGATAATAAATTTTAGCTCTTACATTAGAATTCGTTGATAATTGAATTGTTTCACCAATAATAAAATTCTTTTCTTCAGCTTCTTTATTATATACAATTTCAAAATCATAACGTTCCATGTGTTTTACTTTTGGTTCGTATATAATAAAGTATGGATCTACTGGATAACCTCTACCTGGGTTTGTAGTAATAATAGAATCAATAGAACCAATTTCAATATTTGCTAATCCAATTGCATTTTGAATTGATGTATTTGTATATTCTATATTATTACTCGTATTATAAAGTAAATCTGAACCATAACCTGGAGACGTATTTCCTGCAGAAAGGACACCAAAATTAATAATAGTATTTCCTGAAATATCAGAAATCAATTCATTTGAGTAAAAGTTTTCTAGTTGTTGTGATTCTGATAATGCTGCATCGACAACGTCTCCTGCAAAAGTTTGCTTAACTGTGAACGCTGCTTCTGTTTGATAAGTAAATCTTCGTGCATTACCAATTGTTCCGGAAGTAGTTCCTACAACATTAGCAGAATCATAAAATGGATTTGTTACGTCGATCACACCCATATTAACATTAGATATTCCGGAAATTGTATATTCTGTGTTAATAACAGCGTCTGACTCTTCAGGACGAGGTAATCTATAAAATGGTTCATTATTTCTAAAAACACCAACATTTCTATCAATGTCTAAAAAATAACGCACGGCGCCAGTTGTAGCATTTGTTTGTGCCAATACCCCAGTTACATTTCCATTTGCATAAATTTTATCACTTGGGTGTTTTTGATAAACAACGTCATTTTTTTTGAGCCTAAGTGTAGAATCCGAATCAATGTTTGTTGTAGTATATTCAACAAGCATATTCACAGAAGTTCCTATTACGTTTCCTGTAGCAGTTACATTTAAATTATTACTCGATACTGTATAATTTGAAGCATTTGCTGTAGTATAAAACGTGTTCGTAGTTAAAATTAAAGTGTTTGAATAAGTATCAGCATCATAATTTACAGTCACAAATTCACTATCAACATCTATTGATACAATAGAACCTTTAAAGCTAACATCATTATTTGCGTGATATGCAAATAAGTTATCACCAACTGAAAATGGTTCTATATTTGCAAAGTTTAATCTTACAAGATCTTGTCTAACAATTTCAAAAGTTTGATATGGATTATTGACTGCAAACACTTGATTATTAGTTATAGATAATGTGCTAAAATTAAACATTACATCAGAGCCTTGAACTTCGGCAGTATTGGTATATCCCCAACCGCCATTTAAAAGTTCAAACTCAATCACACCTGTATAGTTTGCAGTATTTGCTACTGTAGCTTTTCCTCTTTTACCATTACCACCATCTACATATAATTGTTCACCTATGGTAAATCCAGGTGTCGACAATGTAACATCAAAATTAGAAAATGAACCAATAATTTTTGTTGTTACATTTTGAGTCAAATCACGAGTTTCTACTTGTTCACCGGTTTTAAAATCACCTGTAATATTAGCTAATTGAATAACATCAATATAACGACCACCTTTTTTGACTCTATTAATTCTTTCAGCATAGCCAGATGCATTACTTAAAGAACCATATACCATTCTTCCTAACATATTAAGATTAGATTTAAAACCAACAACTTCTAAGTAGTTTACGTTAATCCACGTATTGTCTGACGGTCTAAATAAGTCGTCAGCAGGAGTGTAAATTCTTGCTTCTAAACCATATATTAATTTAAAAAAGAGATCAACTGCTTGCTCTGTTCCTTTTGAACGATAAAAGTCCAATGAGTTTTTAATAAAAAGTTTCTTATTAGATGCGACGTTAAATTGAATGTTAGACAAATACTTATTTTTAAATGAAAGAATAAAATCATCTAACGTTGTATCAATATCTCTATACTCTGGCAATCTACGTGAGTGATATAGAGCAGGTGAAACGTTTTTTACAGTATTATCGTTTGCATCTATAAATTGATTTTTTTCCATCCACTCATAATAAGCTTTTATAAATGCAACAAATAACTGTCCTTCTTCTTGATAAAAATCAGGAAACTGACTTTCTATAAGAGGAGATATTTGTTTTTCTATATCAAACATTAAAGTCTAACCTGTTCTACCTTGACGTTAACATCAACATCCCTAATTGAAAGAATAGTTCTATTAATTGGCGTGATGTCTTTTCCTTTTGTTCTTGCGTAAAGATTTAAATAATTTTCTTGAACTATTTTTTGAACCCTAAAATTCTCTATAATGACAACACCTGTTGTGTAGTTGACGGTACCTGTTGGCCTAACAATTTCATGAAATTCATCATTACCTGATACAATATTAAGGAAACCCAAACCATCATCTTCTATAGTACATTCCTTTCCATCAAAAATAAATGGTGATGAAAAGACTGTTTTAATTTGATTCGAATCGTGATTGGGTAAAGTTCCTGGTATATCATCTCTTAAAGGGAATCCAAAATTAATAGTAAAGTTTCGCGAAAATTGATCAACTACAAATGATTTAATAGCATAAGTATTAGTATCATTACTAATAATAGAAGATTGTGCAGAATCAATCGCACTAACTAAATTACTATATCTAAAAGTTTTTTCAAACCCGTTAATGTTTGTTAAATTATAGTTTTGTATTGCTGAGCTAGCTAAAAGTTTAATATCGTCAATATTTAAGCTTGTTTGTGTAATATCATATTTGACTAAACTATCAACTTTAATGTAAGTATATTGTGGATCAACAAACACTGGATTTATTGCCAAAGCTGATAATGGTTTAATAAAATTATAATATTCTGCTTTTCTTGATGGCGGTAAAGCATCTGCAGTTTTTAAATCAACAGCAACAAATACTTTTCCAAATTGCGGTGGATCTTCTGCTTCACCTCCATACGCAGCAACATCATTAATTTCTGAAAAGTTTGCTTTTAACAGAGTTTTATAATCATCTGAAGTAATTACACGTTCTTGTGTTGCAAACGCGCGAGGAGCATTGAATTTAATTGACTCAATAGATTCTGCAATAGAACCACCTTGAGCTGCTAGCACTTCTTTTGTTTCTGCATCAACTGAAACTGAAACATTAGTTACAACACCAGTGCCAATATCATCGTCAGCTCTAAAATTTCTAATTCCATTTGGTAGTTCACCATTACAAGCACGATATTCAATTAAAACTACTGAGTTATCTTTTGGTTTGCGACCAATTACACCATCACCAAAAAGAATTTCATACGTATCATTTTCTGCAGCCTGTAAAAAGAAAACTAGCGATGTAGAATCTAAACCAAATAACTTGTCTCTTTTTAAATACGTATAAGTATTTTCACCATTATCTTCAATTACGGTTACTCTAATACTATTAGTATCAACTGTTTTATTTGTAATAATAAATCTTTCGGTTGCATTAGAGTTTGTTATATAAGAATCGTAATTTAGATCGCCTTCGTATATCTTAATAGCAGAAGCTATATAAGTATTCTGATCGTTATCATTTGCAGGATTTAATGCTAATACGTTATCAGCAGTTACAAAAGTAAAGTTCTTATTCCCAGTTGTTCCGGTAAACGACGTACCACGAGGAATCACAACAGCACCAGCAGTTGCTTGTGTATCGCGTATTGTGATATCTACTGTTGCAGTAGCAGATCTAAATGAACGTGGCACATAGTTTAATTCTTTTGCATGTGACACAATAGAATCTCTCATGATAGCAGAATCTAAAAACATTTCATTGCTTAACATATTCATGTAAAAAGCATTAATGTTTGTATTATACGCTAATATATCAAGCAATACGCTGATGTTAGATCCTTCGAAATCGTAATCTCTAAAAATATTCTGTGACTTTAAATAAGTCTTAAGATTATTTTTAATACTATCAAAATCGAGAGTTGTGAGGTTAATACTTGACTGGGCCATTTATCTTACTCTATAAAGTACAATATCAACTTCTTCTTCTGTTTGAGAAGTTAATACGTAAAATCTAATGGTAACGTTGACAGTGTTGTCATCGTATTCTGATGTAGCTTTAACGCTAGTAACATTGACGCGAGGTTCATATAGCTTAATTGTTTCTTCAATATTATCTTCTATTTCTGATAAAATATAATCTTGTAGAGGTTCAAACAAATAACGTGTGAGATTACTACCAAATGCGGGATTACGTAATCTCTCATATTTATTCGTAAAAATAATATTTCTCAAAGAATGTTTTACTGCTTCTACATTTACTTTACGAGTAATCTGAGCAGTGTGAGGATGTGGTAAAAAGGTATGCACAAAATCACTATAAACTTCTTCGGGCCTGCCGGCCTGTAGAAATTCAAAATCTTTTTTTGCTATCTTTACGCCCATGTTAGACTCTTCTTATTTATTTTTTATTTATATGATATTAAGTATTACCTGAAGGTGGTACATAATGACCACCGTGTGCATCGTTATTGCTGGTGTGTGTATTAAAATCGGTAGTAGTAACATAGCCGTCAATTGTTGATCCAGCTGGAAGAGACACTGCGTTACTAAAAGTAACTGGGCCGCTAATTGTAATTCCAGAAGCAGTTACAACAATTGAACTATTGCCAACTTCAATTGTAATAGTATTTGTTTGTGGTGGTGGCTGATTAGCTACTTGTTGCTCTAATGCAGAAGCCGTTACTGTAACTGCTGCTGCTCGTGATTGTATATCTGCAATTCTTGCTTGCACATCAGTTTCAATGCTCATATTTTAATACCCGTAAGAGTTAAACGTGTTTCAAATATTCCTTCTGGAACTTCAAAATCAACCGCCATCTTTGAACCAGAAAAATTACCAAACGTATTGTAAGTAAAATTCATATAATATGTTTCATCTTCAATTAAATATGAATATGAATAAATTTGAGAAGTATTTGAAAATACACCAGTATTATCACCAATTTTAAATTTAATTGTCGTGTTGCTTGTAATACTGACAGCTTGGGCCCTATCTGTTACATATGCATTTTGTGCAATACTATTAGATCCAGGTTTAGTCGACATCCAAAATGTTATAGGCGTGTCAGCACCATCTGGAACAACTAAAGTTATATTATACGATGAAGCGGTATTTCCAACCGGTAATCCATAACTTGTTATTGTATTTGCTTCTGCTACTACATTTGCAACTACAAAAGTATTACTCTGATCTGGTCCACTTACATCACCTTTATAATCTACGCTAGCACTATACGGTGTATTACTAAAGTCACCGCCGGATGGAAGGGCTGCAGCATTAACTGTAAGATTAGTAAGTGCAGGAGCAGTTGCAATGCTCGATTCAATAGCTGACATTGATTGAGCTATAGCTGCTGTTTGTTTATCTAATTTTTGTAAAGTTGCGAGAACTCTTTGTGGGTCAAATACTTGTTCCATAATTATCCACCTCCGCCTGCGCCAGAACCAATTGGTGTGCCATCGACTCCTGCTAAACCTTTATCTATTCGTGTCTGTAAAGAAAGACTATTGAGTGCAATAGAAGATTTTAATTGATCTTCCCTAGTTCCTAGTTCTTCAATAGAAGCAGCTGCTGCGGCCGCATCAGTAACAGCATCTGACATAGCATCAGTTGCTGCACCTAAATCATCACCAATTGCATCGATTTCATCAAGTAAGTCTTGTGCACCTGTAGTTTGAAGTGCGTTGGCAATAATACTATCAACCAAACTTTCTGCTGTTGCAATGAGGTTAGCAGCATTTTGATAAATTGAATTAATAACATCATCGATAGCATTAAATAGTGTTTGTTCTAAACAAGAAATCAATTGTGCAATAGCACTTGTTACTGCACTAATTAAATTTGCAATTGCAGATGCTAATTGTGCTAGATCAATAACTAATTGGACAATCAAAGCAATTTGTTGAGCTACCGGGCCACCAACTACTTTTGCCGCCCACGTTAAAATTTTAAGTGGATCAGATGGTAAAGATAAAAGAGGTGCCCAAGTAGACATAATATTTGCTATTGACTCTGCGTGAGATGCTATCGAATCAGTAATATGTTGAACATATTGATCAACTAATTCCTGCAGCCTTTCACAACTAAATGCACCATTTACTGGAACTTGCTCGGTTTCATATGGAAAATTTTCTAATGCACCGGTATCTTCATTTACAGTTGTTGGTGTATTTGGATCATAACTTGGATTCGCAGAAAACGTTTGATTATCAGGACCAATTGGTTTTTCTGGATCAAAGTTATCATTAACTTTTGCTTGTTCAACATATACTACGCCAGTCATCGCTTCTAATTCAGCAATCCAGGCGTTAATTTGTTCCGTTGCGTTTTGTACACTCATTATACTATATCCGTAACAATTCCTGCAGTGACAGTAACTTTCTTACCATCTGGTGTTGTCCAAGATCCAGATGCACCATTTTTAGCACTCAATCTTGCGTTAAGAGTTTTATCATTAATAACAGTCATATCAGAATCAACTGTAATACCTGTACCAGATTTTAACCACAAGCCACCTTCAGATTCTAAAAAATTTCCTACTTTAGCTTTGTTGCTTATTATGTAAGCTTGTGTTGTATGATTACCTTGAACTTCAAAAATTTCATCACCACCAACATGATGATAAAGATTCCCAGCTACATTATTATAATAGTTACCATAATCTAAAGGTGATAATTTTCTTTCTTGATCTTTTGTTAAACCCACATTTAAATTATAGTTGTTGTTAGTTCTAATGTGAGTATTATTTCTTACATCACGATAATATGTCGATTCATCTGTATCAGATAATCCACGTTCTTCATCTTTACTATATCCAACAGAAACTGCCATATTATTTTCTGTTGTTTGAATTGTATTATTACCTACATCACGATAATAGTTTTTAGTAACTGGAGAATAAGATCTATCAATTTTACGTTCAGTATCTTTATTATACCCGACAGATAAAAGATAATTATTTTCACTAACTAAAATACTTGTGTTATATACGTCTCTAAAATAATTCCAAGTATCTACATCTTTTTCTAAACGTCTTTCATCTTTTATTTCATAACCAACTTGTACAACTCTATTATTTCCAGCAGTAAGTGTAACATTGTTTGCTACATCTAAATATAAATTGTATTGATCAATTGC